ATTAGTTACTATGGATCCTTTAGAATGACTTTTTGCTTCATTTTTGGAAAAGACCAGTTCTTCTGGATCATTTGAAGAATGATAAGAAGTAATTCCACTAAATCCACGTACACAATTAATAAATTTGTTTGTAGTGATTCCAGTATAAGTTATTACTTCATCGCCAATTTGAAGTAAACCATATTCTTTTGGGTATCCTTTAGTGCTGGATACTACAATTGTAGATGATGAATTTGTTATATTTTCTTCTAGTACGGTTTCTCCTTTAAGAACTTCTTTAGTAAAAATATCTAAATTGCGATATTTATCTAAATTATCAACTATGTCTACAGGACCACTTGAAAATTCTTGAGAAATATAATATTGTTTTAAAAATTCTGATGCTTTGGGACTTTCATCCAGTATAAATTCTGGAAGTTGATTGTCAATAATTTGATTTATTTTGACTCTTTGTTCAAATCCTGTATTAATCATTTTAACCTTTTAATTTCTCTTAGTTGAAATTTATTATGAACGTGTTAGTTTATCGTCAGAGTAACTAGAAGTAATTTGGAATCCAACACCAGATATTTTTTCACCGGAAGAAATAGTATCTCTAACCATATTTATAGTGCTCTTAGACACTTCAAAAACCAAGTATAGATCCTTCAAAGCTATAACATCATTAGATTCTGGGAATGCTTGAATTTCTACAATGTTATTTGCTTTTTCGGTGGTTTCTATTCTAATTGTAGTCAACATGATTTCTCCAGTAGTATAGTCAACCGTACCCGCAGATTTAACCACAACTCTGGTCTCATTGGTTTCACTAATTGGTTTAACAATTGATAGTATACCCTTTCCACTATCATCAAGTGTTCCGTCTGGATTTTTATTTGGAATATCAGTCAAATAAACAGTATCTGAGTCGCCAAACACTGTAAAACCAGTGCTGCGAATATTATATCCTTCTGGGTTGATATGAAATTCATTTCCAAAGCATAATTCATACTGCGCAAAATCACCTACCAATACTCTTAGATTTCTTCTCATTTTAATCTTTGTAATATTTGAGGTTATAGAGTAGTCGGTATTATCTATTGTTTGAACTAATTTGCTATATTTAAATCTTCCACCAAATGTATTTAAATTTGTCGATTTTGAATATGTGTATAAAGTATCAATAATTTTAGTTTTTAAATCTTCAATATTTGAAACTTGAGATGTATTATAATAAACTGAAGAATCAACTTCAACATATAAAATTTTAATATCAACTATTTGTTGATTAATTCCAGATAAAGAATATGATTTTAATTTTGATAAGAGTGTTCTTTTTTCAAAATCTGATAAAAAATCTCCAGTCAATGGTTTTATGCTTATGAAAACATTTCCATATTGAGGTGGATCTAAGTCTTCACCACCAGTTACAAAAACTGCCTCACTATTTGGATAAAGGTTTTGAACTATTGCCTCATAATCCCTAGAGGTCACCGCTCTGTATTGGGAAGAATATAATCTTGGAGCAAAATATTTGATAGAATCAATTGGTTCAATATCACCACCATTTGAAGCCCTAATATTAGTGACAACATCTATGGATCCCAGAGGAATTACTGTTGCATTTAATGAATTGACAAAATCTCCAGCAAAACTAAACTCTGATGCTCCATTCCCTTCTTTACCATCGGTTATGATATAACTAATACTTACAACAGATCCATTTTCTAATTTTTTACCAAATATCCCGTCACCAAATATAATTTCATACTTTTCGTCCTGTATTTCTTGAAGTAAATATATTTCTGAACTTCCAGTAACTTTTAAAATATTTTCTATTTTTTGATATTCTCTACCATCTCCACTATCACTTGCACCCCTAACTCTAACTCTAATCGTTGATGTATCAATAAATGAATTGTCCAATACAAACTTTTGGTCAAGAGAACCGTCAACAGTAAATATTTGTGTTAGATAAGTTCCTTGATATATTTCAATATCATTAAAATTGGCAATTCCTGTTTCCGAATCAACCGTAGTTGTGATTCTTTCGGGCACAGAAAAAACAAATGATGATGACTGATTTTTTCCAACACATACTAATCCAGATTTTAACGTTAATGATGAATTAGTATTTTGAACTGTTGTTGAAAATGATACTCTGGCAGTGGCACACTTTCTTGATCTTGGTGTATAACCAATCATTCGTGCCAGAGAAACAACATTTTCTCTAAGTGCTGCCGAGTCTAGAAAAGTCTCATTAACGATTAAATTAGAGTTAAACGCTGTAATATAAGTATTATATGCAAGAATATCAATTAATACTGATAAATTAGATCCTTCAAAATCAAAATCGGTAAAGTCCGAATTCGCACGAATATAATCCTTAATGGATGTTTTTATCTGATCAAAGTCTAGGTTCGTAAATTTTGTAAAAGGCATTTGTTTACCTTGTTGCCTCTAGTAAAAAGTTAAATTCTTGAGTCGGAAAGTCTTGTCCTTTAATGTCAAAAACAATGGTCACTTCAAATCGGTTATCATCTGGACTAGGTAAAACTTCAACTCTTACATTTTCAATCCTAGGTTCATAATTATTTAATGTTGCAATAATCTGAGATTCAACTGAAGATGCACTTCCATAATCAACAAATTCAAAAAGTGATGATCTGACTCCAGTTCCTATTAAAGAATTGAAAAATCTTTCCGTAAACATTGTTTCGACAAGATTCCTCACAGATCTTTTAATTGCGTTTTCATTTTTAAGGATTGGTAAATCCTTTGTAACAGGATGTGGTTCAAATGATAAACTAATATCTTTAAATGATCTGGATATTTTCTTTATATCCATTTATCAAGGAAAAAAATTCTATATTATTTATATCTACTTCCAAGAAGATCCATATGACGGTTCTGTACCATAAAACCAATCATCATAATCTTCATCATTTCTTATTTTTTCATGTAAATCTTCTTGCTTCTTAAAATTATGTTTTGGTGCAGGATCGTGCATGATTTCCTGTATCAAACGCTGTTTATTCTCGTTTTCTTTATGATAATCTGTTATAAGATGAGTTGTTCCCCACATTTCTTTCATGTAGTTTGAATCTCTATCTACTGGTAGATTTGACATTTTGTGCTCCTGTTTTAAACAAATAAAACAGAACTTTTTTGGAAGGAGGTTGCTATCTCCCTATGTCTATTTACTTAACGATCAATCTCTCTGATTGAATAAAAATCAGAATCAAGATATTTTAAGATCTCAAGGGCAATTAATCGCGGATTTCCATCACCACAGGTATAAACATCAATTGCCAAGCACCCATTTTCAGGCCAAGTATGGCAAGAAACGTGACTTTCTGCAAGTGCAATCACAACTGTACATCCTTGTGGTATGAAACAATGAGAAAAAACGTTCAAAATAGTCATTTTTGCACGTTTTATGCCACTGATCATTGCATTTTGAAGCGATTCTACGTCGTTAATCGCTTCAAAATCAACATCATATACCTCTAAAAGTAGGTGTTTGCCCATTGAAAACTTGTTCAATTCAATTTTCACTAAAAAATGTATTTATTTTGCTATAAATTTGTAATTTCGTACATATAATGTTCAGAGGTTTCAATTTTTCGTTTATTCTCAACCGAATAAACAGTCATATCAATCTCATAACCTGGATTTTTATCAATTCGGTTAAAAGTCCAAGCATTATCGTACCAAATAATGCGATTATTTGGATACGCATAGTAATTTCCAGTCTCTACCTTAAACAAATGGGCACATTTGTGCTCTGGAGTCTCTGAAAAATTAAGATCTGGTACACCTTTGTTTTCCCAAGACCAATCCAGAGTGAACATATAAGATCCAATGACCTTTTTTCCATTAGGACGAATAAGTTCTGCTTGTAATCCTGAGAGACGAGCACGTTTTTGAACATCAATATAGGGAGAAAAACAATCCCAATACATAATATCTTCTAAGGGTTCAATTGGGGCATCTGGTTTCCAGCAAAAAGCGTGAAGAGGACGACGAGTCCAATTCACGCCATTTTCAAGAAATGCCTCAAATAGAGGAACTCTTTTTTCAATACTCGCTACAGTATGTACATCGCATTTAGTTACTTCACCATGTCCTTTCTGTTGATTAAACAAGAACTCATTACGAATATAACAAGACCAATCTGGTAAACTATGGTTTAAGTATGCCATGGATCAACCTTTACCCTGCCCTCTATACTTCTTACGAGCCTTATTGCGAGAAGTAGCGGCATACTTAGTTCCATCTCCATCGCCTTGGCGAGACTTCTTAGGAGGACCGGGAATATAAGAACTATTCTTATTCAGACCGCCTTTTGCTTTAACTGCCATGATTTTTATTCTCCTATAATTTCAGTTTCAAGATCTTCTGGATTTGGAGAACCTGACTGATAATAATCATTTGCCAGATCCTCCATAACATTGAAATATTCTTCCTCTGTAAGGGAAGAATATATTTTTCTTCCCTTACACAAAATATTATATTTGGTATGAGAATTGTTAGACATCAAATAACTCTTGATTTTTCGTGACCGACGCGTACCCGAGGATCACACCAAATTTCAAAACCTGCTTCCTTTGCATCTAAACAGAAACTTACATCTTCTCCACACATGTCCTGAACCTCACCAGATTCAAAGATCTGCATTTTTGGTGCAAACCATGGATACTTCATCTCAGAATGTTCAAATACTCCATTCTTAATGAGAACCCATCCAAATCCAGTATAATCGACTGTAAATGGTTTGCGGCGCTTTGAAATACTTTCAAGTGTTTCATGATTCATGACTCCACCATTATTGCGGAAATCATCTTCTTCCATCCAGTGTGCAACGGAAGTTGTGTGACCATCTTCTGTACAGTACCAACCAGAAGCAATATCCTGATCCATCAAAACTAATTGATAAAATTTTTCTGTATTGAAAACAATATCAGAATCGATCCAAAGTTGGTAGTCATACTTTAGCTTACCGTCCCATGGAAGCTGATCTGGACCCCTCAAAACATTTGCTCCGAGGCACTTGCAACGAGCAAAGTTTACCATTGACGAATAATCCTGGGAGATTTGAATGCTTGCTCCATTCTGCACAAGGTCAAAGCACAGTTGAACAAAGTTCTTCAGAAATGTATAAGATACACCTCTTCCAGGTAAGCAGAATACAATTGATTTTCCTCTAATCATTTCTTTTGCCGCATCATAGTCCCATTCTTTTTCCTGGGATACGGTTGGCGTTTTTGCTTTTACGGTAAATCCTTTAGCCATAATTGAATTAAGTTACTTCAGTATCATACAGTATTATGTATTCAATGTCAATGAGTGGAATTTTATTTTTTCTCTGTTAGAACTAATTCATTTCCATCAAGAGATAGTTTAATTTCGGTGTCTTCATACCATGAAAGTTCATTTACAATCCATTCTGGAATGGTTATACAGTAGTTTCCAGACACCGAATCGACTTGTAGGGATTGAATATTTTCTGCGGATTTTTTTTGCATCTCTTAGATATTTTTTTCATTTTTTCAAAATTATATATGATTATTCAATAATTAAATTCCAAATTTTATCTTTATGCTGGTTTCAAGTATATCAATCCATATTCGTTGATTGGACCATATTTACCTGTTCTGTCATATTTTCCAGGTTTACGATATGCTTTGCCATCTTCTGTAATATAATACCCAGGATATTGTGTCTCTTTCATATCCTCTGGAATTTTTATTTCTGGATAATTATATGAGATTTTTTCTTTTGGTTTTGCTAATGGAACTTTCCATTGGTCTCTTGGTTTTTTCAGATAGACCCACTTTCCATTGTGCTTAATGTATTGCACCCCATCTTTATTTGTTTTAATTGTTCCCTCTGGAAGTTTCTGCTTTCTCATGTTCAACCTTATGGAGATAATTTTTTATGAAAAATTTTTTGATTTTGAATGTAATCTATTTTATGAATTTGTAATGCCTTTATGATTTATCTCGCTTCCGTAACACTTTGTAGCCTTAGGGATCCATTGGGTTTTATATACACGGCCCCGCCGTTATAACGATAACATTATATAACAACTGCTAATCACGAACGAACGACTGATCAGCATTGCTAATCAAAGGGGGTGGGTGTGCCACCCCCCGAACTGTCCTAGAAGCGCACTGCCAGGGGTGAGTGGTCTCCCCGATCTGCCAGGCGCTCACGCGCTGCAGAGATGCGGTCAGCACGGTGGATTGCTTTAGCGTTAGCGATGGCGGTGTCCAGGTCTTCCACCATGGAAGCGCCCAGTCCTGTCGCCTTGGTGAAGGTCATGCCCCCACCGCTGCTGCAGCGAACGACCTGCCCCTTGGGGTTGGAATCAGTGGAGCGAACGATGCCGATTGCTTTTGCCATGGTCGGTTCAGGTGTGAACGTGTTCAGTGTAGTCGATGAAGGGGCAGGGGTCAACCTGCCCCGTGGTGATCAGGTCAGCGGAGCGGGAAGGGCGTCCGCGTAAGCAGTGCCATAGGATGCGGCAATGCTGTCGGCGCTCACACCCCACGCGACGTAGGCGGAAGGGCGTCCGTCGCTGTTCTTCAGATTCCAGGCGCTGCTGACCCACTTCAGGTTGCGGGTTGCGATGTCGGAGCAGGGGGACCAGGTCATCGGATCGGTTGCGGTTGCTTGCTAATGGTAGTCGGTAAAGGGGCAGGCGTCAACCTGCCCCCGTGGCGTTTAGAGGGTGTATTCGGGGCGGGTGCCGTTGATCTCATCTCCCAGGCGGGAGATGGGGCGCTGCCCCTTGTGATCGAGGTGGCACACGGGAGGGACTCCACCGATGCGGTTCTGTGCCCGCAGGATCAGCGCATCCTGTGCGGTCACCCGTGCCACGGGTGTGTGGGGAGCAACGCCAAACACGGTGGAGCACTGCGGGCGATCAACGGGTTGAAAGGCGGCGCTGGCGGGAGCATCGCGGTGGAGGGTGCAGGCGCTGATAAAGGTGGTGATCATCAGTCTGAGGATGGTGCGGGGTCCGTTTGCCCCGCTTGTGAGAATTGTAGTCTATGGGTGGGGCAGGCGTCAACCTGCCCCGTAGGGGTCACCAGAGCAGGTCAGCGATTGCTTCCAGGCGCTGCTGGCGGGATACCAGTTCCTTCAGGATGGCCCGCTCCTCCTTGGCGGTGGGGTTGCCTTCCCACAGCCACTCCTCCAGTTGGAAGGAGGTCAGGTCGTCGAAGGCGGTGGCGATGGTTCCGTCCAGCATGGGGTGGGGTGCGGTTTGCTCTGGAATTGTAGCAGGTAAAGGGGGGCGGGTGTGCCCCCCGTGAGGATCAGATCCTCTCCAGATCGCCGTGCTGCAGAGCACGGTGGAGCAGGCGGCCCCAGGAGGTTGCCTCCCGTGCCTCGGGATCCTGCAGGAGGTCAGTCCAGCGAACAGCAGCGCCGTGATCCTCAAAGGCGAAGCGGTATTCGGTGCTGCTGCTGGTGTAGGTCACCAGCAGGTCGAAGGTGCCCTGCAGGTCACCTGGCACGATCGCCAGGTGGGAGATGGCGCTGCTGTTCACTGAGGCGGCGGCGATGGCGGTTGCGGTGGTCATCGGATCGGTTGCGGTTGCTTGCTAATGGTAGTCGGTAAAGGGGCAGGCGTCAACCTGCCCCGTAGGGGTCAGTCGCGGTCGCTGATGTTCCACACGCCCCATCCGCCGTTGGCGTGAGCGTCGCGGACCTCGATTGCTTGCATCCGTTGGGCGCTGCTGTAGGTTGCCCAGCCGCCAGCGGTGTCGTTGGGGTCGATGCTGCCGTAGCAGGCATTCCAGATCAGGTTGGCGGTTTCCAGGGTCATGGTCATCGGATCGGTTGCGGTTGCTTGCTAATGGTAGTCGGTAAAGGGGCAGGAGTCAACCTGCCCCGTAGGGGAATCAGTATCCCAACCAGGTCAGCAGTTCGCCGCAGTCGATGCGCTCACCCTGCAGGTGCCCGTAGTCCTTGCGGAAGTCGTAGAGGCAGGAGTGCAGTTCCGCTGATTCCAAGGCGATGTGCCATGCAACGCAGTCGTCAGCAGGGTGGGAGCAATCCCACAGGATGTCAACGAAGGTCGTGCCAGGCGCGTAGGAGTTGATCAGGTTGCGAACGGCGGTGGTCATCGGGTTCAGGTGGTGAACTGAGATCAGTATAGCAGGTCGGGGGCACCCGTCAAGGTGCCCCGTAGGGGTCAGGCAGCGAGTCGGTGGTTCACGGTGTAGGACTGCCCGTTACCGTCTAGGCGCTGCTGCAGCACCATGGCGTAGTCAAGGAAGCGGGACTCCTCCTCCATCTTACGGGCGCAGGCGATGGCAGCATCGCGGTCGCTGAAAGTGCGGAGGGTGCTGGCGTTCTCACCGCCCTGGTTGTATCCGCCGATCACGATGTAGATGGTCATGGTGCTGGTGGGGTTGTGGGGGGTCCGTTTGCCCCCCGATGACATCAGTATAGCAGGTCGGGGGGGCAAAGGGGAGGGGGTCAACCCCTCCGCTGTGCCACCTAGCGGATTGGCACAGACTCAGAAGTCGATGGCGTCAAGTGTAGGGTCTTGATAAAGTCCATCGAACTCATCGCCAACGTTCCCCACAGCAATAGAGTCAAGAATGCGAAGAATTTGCTCACCATTAGAACCAGAACGCAGGAGGGAGATTGCAAGGTCAGTAGTCATTAGAATCCAGAATAGTTGGATGAGTGGCAGTCTTTATGGGCGCTGCCGTTCCCTGTATCATCGCTCTAGTTGTGCCAGAGATGAAGGAGCGATGTGAGAAGGAGATCCGCAGGAGAGATAGAAGTCTACCATCCGTTGCGCCTCATCCAGGTCTTTGAACCACTGGGAGCGCCACTCACAGGAGTTGTAAGGGGTCTGATAGCGAACTTCGAAGCGCATGGCGTTCAGGTGTGGAACTTGTTCAGTGTAGCACGGAAAGGGGGGCAGGAGCGCCCCCCGCTTGTGCCAGTTTAGAAGTCAAACACGTCGCCGTTGATCTCTGCACGGTTGATCTCTGGGTCGTTCCAGATCACGCCATCAGGGGTTTGAATGCTGCCGTGATCATACAGTGCCTCTAGAAGTTCTTCATAACAGCAAACGTCATTCTGCTGGATGAAGTCTTGGATGCTCTCATCATTCTCAATCCAGAGCACTACATTCCAGGTTTTGTAGTTAGTCCAACCGTTGTAGGTAACATCCAGCAGGTTGGTCTGGTGAGTGCGGGTTGCGGTTGCCATCGGGTTCAGGTGGTGAACTGAGAGAAGTGTAGCACGGAAAGGGGGGCAGGAGTGCCCCCGCAGGGGTCAGATGGCGCTTGTGCCCTTGCTCACCCATAGGGCCAGGCGCATCGTGCTCGCCTTGCTCACCTGCTGAACGGTGCGTCCGTGAGCAAGGGCAGCAGACTTCAGGTTGGTGCGCTTGGCATCCTCATTGCCCACCAGGATCATGCGGGCGTACTGGAGCAGTTGCTTTTGGGTTGCCATGGTCGGTTCGGGTGGTGAACGTGTTCAGTATAGGGGCAGGATGGGGCAGAGTCAGGGGCAGAGTGGACAGTTCAAGGAAGTGGCACAAGGTGCCCTGCTAGGGGTTGCCGCGGCCCTATACTGAGGTCACAAGCGAAGGAGGGGCGGGGTAGCCCTGTAGATGAAAAAGGTCGTCACTCCCCCTGCCTACTTTTTTTTATAAAAAAAAGTATAAAAAAAGGGAGCAAATACGCTCCCCTTTTGTATCATTCTTCAGGTCCAAAAGCACACTCTAGGGAGTGTGCTTCCTCATCACTCCACCCATAGGTTCCGTCTTCATTCTCAGGGTAGTCGATGTAGTTCCATCCTTCCATAATGTCGTCCATGTTGTCTTCCAGGTATTCTTCCAGATCACAGAATTCTTCGATCTGAAGGCAGTCGGTGAAGGCGGTGGTCATGGTCGGTTCAGGTGGTGAACTGAGATCAGTATAAAGGGTGAGGAGGGGCAGCAGCGCCGCCCCTTGTGCCAGTTTAGGCGGTGACCTCCATCCACTCCTGTTCGTTGCAGTAGATGATGATCGGAGCGCCACCCAGTTCGATGCTCCAATCGTAGGCAACGTCGACGGCGTGCTCCTCGCTGGTGAAGAACTCCGCGTGATCCATGCCAGTGCCCTTGGGGGCGGCGCTCCAGGAAGTGAATGCCATTTGGGGTGTCTCCCGTGTACCCATACAGTATAGAGGGTCTGTAGGGGCAGCAGCGCCACCCCTTGTGCATCTTAACAGACCGTCACACTAAACCCTTGTGCATCCTGCGGTAGGCAACCCAGGTGATCGCTTGCACTTGCGCAGCAGAGTGATGAGAATTCGTCACCTCTGAGATAATCTTAGCAGCATCACGGTAGGCGTCTTGAATGTGACGGTAGGTTTTATCAGTCAGAGAAGGGACATCCTTCAGAGAGGTGACCGTACCGTTCCAAACGTTGTAGGCATGACCGTCGATGCAGGGAGTGTCGCTGTCACCGTTACATGCGATGCAAAGGAAGAATGCAACGGTCTTGTTACCTCTGAGGACTGATACGATCTGTTCACGGGTTAGTTGACAGTCAAGAATCGTAGATGCCTTGTCTTTGTTGTTGGTGTAAGTGCCAACCTTGACGCTGCTGTAGTCGATCTCTGCTGCCCATGCTCTCAGCATAATTTCAGCGTCGATGATGTTTGACTCCCACTTGTTGTTGGGAGAAAGTGCAGCGATGACACCTGCCACGATGTCAGAATGCACACCGTACTTTTCACCTAAAGTGACACAAATCTGGTAAGCGTTGTTATACCATTGCATCCCGACCTGACGATCGTAGATGCTGCTCTGAAAGTAGGTTGCCAGGATGGAGTCGGTGTGTGCCATGGTGTGGGGTGGTTGGCGTTGAGAGAATCCTACAGCAGCAGCAAACTCCCTAGAGTGGGGGTCTGTGCAGGTTAGTCAAGTGGCACAAGAAAGGGGGGCATTCTGCCCCCCGTGTACCTCAGAGAGCAACCTGGGTGAGTTGATCACCACGGATTGCCAGATTGATGAACTTACCCACGGAGTCCTCGTTTTCGATCACCAGGTTGAGATCGGCAACAAACTCTGCAGGATCGGTCACGTTGTAGGTATAGTCACGCCCACCGTTGAAAGTAACAGTCACTTGACCGTTCTGCACTTCGCTGATGTTTTCGATGGCGCTGGATTGGAACTTGAACATGATGTTAAAAAAAGTAAAGGGTTGAGTGAAGTGTTTTGAGCGGGATGCTTCACCCCCGCTGATGTGATCAGTATGGCACGGATTGGGGGTGGGGTCAACCCCCTGTGTGCCAGTTGTCAGATCGTCACCCCTCTAGCAGTTCGGGGTAGTATTCTTTCACTTCTTCGGTCAATTCTTCATCAGAATACTTTGCGTAACCTTCTTCGAGGTAGTCATAACAAAGTTGGGTCATAGTCTTGAGGTCCATGTCATCCAGCATCTGCTGAATGAGAGCATCTTGGAGTTCAGAACGGTTCATCAGATTTCATCCCTCATTTCGGTAAGTTTGTCATACAGAAGTGAAATGTCAACCTCTGTAAGTTCAGTCAGGTAGCACCAGTCGCTACTGTCAAGAATTGCCATCAGGGCATCCAGTTCGTGATAGTTAAGGTGTGTGAGTGTCACTTGCGTAGAGGAGAACTGTAGTAGCGGCGGAAAGCAGTGAGAACGATAATACCCGTTGAAAGAACACCAACAAGACCAAGGAAGGTGACAGCATCGCCAGAGAAAGTGTAAGTATCAGGTGTCATCAGAAAGTGTAGTTACTGTTGAGCATTTGAGTGAAGGATTGCTCCTCATCACCATCCTCCTGCAGATCTTCGATGTCATAGATCTCATCAGCAGAATCTTCGAGGTCAAAGAATCGTGTGTCCATGGGTGTTTCAGGTGAACGAATGTAGATTAACCCGAATGTGGGGGGAGGTCAATCCCCCCTGTGCCAGTTGTCAGATCATCACAAGGGCAGGTGATTTCTTTACACTAAAGGACATGAAATTGCTGCATTCAATAGACATGCCTTCAGTACCAAACTCTTCGATGACTTCCCAGGTTTCGTGATCTTGTTTGATAATCACGGCACCCTGATAATCAGGATCATTAGTCATAGATTTGTAGATTCCAGAGGCATAACCAAGCGTGGAACTTAATGCCTTTTGATTAAAGAAACCAAACTCATTCTCACCGAATCCGATCACTTTGTAGAGAACAGTCATGGGGTGAATCCCTCGGGAACAAACGTAGTTTGGCATGAGATGGGGGGGCAGCACAACCCCCTTTGTGCCACTAGAAGGATCGTCACAAGGGCTTGACATCTCTTCAGAATCTTGCTAGAATCGCTTTGCTGCCGTTGAAGATGAGATCTTAGCTTTAATTAATACTACTTTAAAGAGATGCCGAAGGCATACCCCGAAGGGGTATAATTAAAGACAAGAAAAAAGGCAGGGACACCACTCCCTGCCTTATGTTATCCATCCACCTATGTTTATGATATAATCACTCAATCATCTATGCGTATGAATATACCCACCTCGTGCATATATGGGTGGCGATTGTCTCAAACCACCCAAGTAGGAGTAGGGAGACTTGAACTCCCACGAGCGTTATGCCCAACAGATTTTAAGTCTGGTGTGTCTACCGATTCCACCATACTCCCATGTGTATAGTATATGATATCTCGTGATGATTGTCAAGTGATTGACAATCTCGTTGTGATATGATATACTATGTTATCTCGTAGAGATGTGTATTTGATGTTATCTCGTACACATCTCGTTGAGATCTCGTTACCAAGCGTTCACGAACACATAACCGTCCACGAACTCGTAGTCATAACGAAGTCCTTGATCCCATGTTGCCTGCCAGTCAATCACCACGAACGAAGGAACATTCAGTCCATAGCAGTCAGTTGTAGTTTGCTCTGCAAAGTCTGCCTCCGAATCGTATTGCCCCTGATAGGCATCTGCGAAACCGTGAAGATCACTCTCCTCCCAAATGGTCAGAAAAGCATCTACGGCATCTTGTCCATAATCACCACAGAGTTCCTCATAGAGTTCTTGATACTCATCAGAGATCTCAGGATCAGGAGTTTTGTTCAGCAAACCCTTTGCATCCAGCAACTCAGTGTAGAATTGAGTATACTTGAGTTTGCCCTCAATCTCATAACCACATGCCCGAACGATGTCAGACATCTTGGCAGGCGGTTCTTGTGCCTGCAGTTCGGTCACTTTAGAAACCAGAGCGGTGCCAGTCAGCATGGGGTGTCTCTCAGGAACAAATGTAATGTAGCAAGGGTTGGGGGTCGTTGTCAACCCCCGTGGTCCAGTTCAGAAGGCGTCACACATCATAGCAGATGTTGCTCCGCTTCACTTCATCATACCATGCCATGGCAACATCGTCCATAATCGTGGTCAGAGACATGCAGAAATTAGCATATTCTGCCCGAGAATTCATCAGTTCCGTGCGGTGCTCATGGCGCTCAACAATCCGAGTGTTGTAGTAGTTCATGGGGTGTCTCAGGAACAAATGTAATGTAGAACGGATTGGGGGGAACCACAACCCCCCTTGTGCCACTCTCAGACCTGGCACATGGCGCTCAGGCGATTGCGGATATCAAACAACTCCATTTCATCCATATCTGCCGAAGCAAGATCTACAGGAGCAAATTCCTCTAGATTAATATTTCCGTTGGAATAAATTGGAGCATAATATAACTCATCACCATCTTCCTGGGAGAGAGTGTATACACAACCGTGATCAGGGTAGGTGATGAAAACCATTGGGGGTTTGGTGTTGAACGAATCCAACATAAACCCGCTTTGGGGTGCTTCAAGGCAACATTGGTCCAGTTCACAAGGTGGCACAAGATCTCACCATTCGGCACCGTGCTGTGATATCTTATAGGGACAATCAGATGAGGGGAAGGGTATCCCTGCGGACGACAATACATCGCCACTCCCCCTGCCTTGAAATAATTATATAATGCTACTGTTATACCATTATAATATGCTATAATGATTGTGCCAGTATAAGAACTGGCACATACCTCAGAATGGGTCTAGATCCTTTATGCTAGCATGGACATCCTCGTCACCTTGGAGATCTAATACCTCACGCCAATTGATATCTTGTAGATCCAAATCATCATAACACTCAACGTATAGAGTGACACTTACCTTGCGTTTCTGTGCGATCATGAGTATCCTGTGAGTTGTGTGAGTATTCTATCATGCATAATGGCGATATGCAAGACTCTCGTAGTCTTGTGCATCTCGTGCATAATCGTCGTCCTCTTGCAGATCTCGTGTATGATTCTCGTAGTACGAATCCTCGTCGAGACTGTAATCGTTGCTATGGAAATCGATCTCGTAATCGTCGTACATAACTCGTAGTGATGGTTGAACGCTCGTATATTGTATCACGATCTCGTAGAGAGTGCAATCCCTGTGCCCACCCAGATCTCGTACAAGATAATGATACTGTTATATATGCATATAATGCTTAAATTGTTACGATATGCACATATCTCGTAAGTGTTATATGATGATATAATCTCGTGCGGATCTCGTAGTATTATGATGTCTTATGAGTCCCGTGGCGATCTTGTGCGGATCTCGTAACAGTTTTATGGGGGCGGCGGGGTAAAACTTGACAAACTGCGCTCCTTATGCTATGCTCGCCAACCTCACAAGACTCGGAGGCATTTATAAGCATTAGAAGGCATTAGGAGATTATAAGCATTAGAAGGCATTAGGAGATTATAAGCATTAGAAGGCATTAGAAGGCATTAGGAGATTATAAGCATTAGAAGGCATTATAAGAATTAAGACATAACAACTATTTAATCATATAATATTATCACTATATCTCACAACAACTAATTTTTTCGTATTATTGGCATTCTCACACATACGGAAAAGTCTCATAATTAGAATAGTACCCAATACACTATAACTAGAATAGTAAACACTACGAATTTATACCTATGGCAAGGGGTATCATCTACCTAATCACAAACAAGGAGAATGGATTGAAATACGTGGGAAGCACTCTCTTACCCATGAATAAAGAATGGCAATCACACATTCAATTATCAAACAAAATGTCTCCTGAACCACTACACAGAGCATTTCGTCAATATGGTGTACATCGCTTTGGTATACAAGAACTAGATGAATGTGATGAAAGAGAACTAGATGATAAAAGAGAACAATGGATAAGACACTATAACTCTTATAATGGTGAGAACTATAACTTTAGAATCTTTGATGAAGAAGAGGAGGATGATGAAGAAGATTTAATACCTATTGTACCAGATAAAGTAAAGCAAGTTAGGCACTTACATACATTTACCAATCAAGATCGTAGAAACATTAAACGTACTGGACATAAAGTACAAGGTAAGCATCTTGAAACTGGTGAGATCAAGATATGGGAATCGGCAGCACTAGCAGCAGAAGAAGTAACGGGTAATGCAAGAAAGAATTCAAATATAATGTCTTGTGCCCGTAACTGTTATAGATGTTATGGATATAAATGGTCAGTTGTTGAAGAGAATAGTAAAAAGAAATCAGTGTTTGGTATACACAAAAAAACGGAGAGATTAGGTCCCCGTTATGAGAGTATTACTGAAGCAATGAAAGCACTACGTGGCAATAGTGCTGGTGTTGGTCTA